CTGTCCTCTTGATCTTTCTGCTGCTCTTATTCTGGATCCATCAGCAATTCTTAAAGATCCTGCTGTGTTTTCTGCTGTTGGTTGATAGGTTGTAATATCTTCTTGATCTGAAAATCTGATTAACAGATCATCTTGAGAGTCAGGTGTACCAATAGTGTTTTCTGTGCCCATGAAAACCAAATGTCTGTCTGGTGTTGAAACTAAACTTAATCTTGATGCTGTTGGAGCATTTGTTATAGCTGTAGCCCTAGTTGAAACACCTACTGAGGTATCCCATCTAAAAGCTCCACCGTTTAATACAACTGCAATTAAATCTTCACCAAAATTATCTAATGACCATTGTCTTGCCTCCAGTGTGACGTTAGAGGTGGATCTTGGTGTACCCCAAGTTGAAGCTCCCCACGTGTCTGTTCCCCAACCAAAAGCTGAAGTTGAGATCTCAGGACCAGGATTAATTTGATAGTTTGCATTTCCTGTACCACCACCTCCTGATGTTGAGCCTGATGCTGTGCTTGTATGTGTAACAACATAGGCAGAAGCGTTCACCACAGAAGTGACTTCAAATTCATTATTCATATCCAATCCATCAATGGCTGAGAAAGAATCAAATGTAACAAAACTTCCTTTTTGACAACCGTGACCTGTATCGCTTACCACAACAGAGGTTGTAGCATTAGTTGTAAAAGGATTAGAAAGAGATGATGTTGTTTTTCGAATAGGGGTTATGTCGTAAGCATTTCCCTCTTCAATCACATAAAGTTTTCTATCTGTGCCAACAGCATCATATCGAATGCCATCCAAAGCTACCCAAGCGTGTTGGTCACGAGCAACACCAACCAGAGTTGTAGAGATAAACTTCTCCCATCCTTTGATTTTTTGTGGCAATCCTTGAAAAAAGCGTACATTATCACCGTCTGTCCACTTGCCTTCGCCTGTGTAGTCGGTTACTTCTTTATTGATGCCGGGGGCTGGTCTAAAATTAACTAAGGGCATTATGCCAATATACTACTGATTTTCACAAAATCTATATTAAATTAAGATTGATGTTTACCCTTACTTTTTCGTCTGTTTGTGCAACACTAGCGTGCTCAAGAGATCCATCAAAAAGTAACATAGTGTTTTCAACTGATGGGTGTTTTGTTCCATCTTTGAAAAGCGTGTAACCATTATTTGTATTAATCGTAAATAAAGCCACCGTATGACGATAACTTTGATCTATGTGAAAACCGTTTGGAACTGGTTCTGTTTTTCTTGTATAAAGATTTGCTCTTGCTCTAACTAAATTATTAAAAGTCAATTTTCCTAACAAAGGATTAACTATTTTATGACACCAAGAACTTCTAGAACTTTCAAATTCATAAAAATTATGATTGAAATAAAAATCAATGTCGTCTTGATCAGACGCAACAGCGCTACTGTAATACCAAGGAAAATCTAAACTAAGAAGATCGTTTTTTATTTTTAAAAAAACATCTTCAGGTAAAAAATTATCTATAACATTCATTAGTCTTTTTTAGCTACCAAAGATCCTACATGACCTTTAAATGCTCTATTACCAAAATGTGTAAGAGGCATTGCTAAATCAGCCCAAATCTCACCACCACACTCTTGCCATAATCTAGAAAAATAATAGTCTTCTGATAGATATCTTTTTTGTGGCTGACCTTGTTTTGTTTTTGTTTCATAAGGACCCACTGCAAATAGGTCATAACAGTTGTCAGATTTAAAGTATCCTCCATTAACTATTTGATCAGACTCATATTTTCGCTCTGGAAATTTTTTCATCATAGTACGAAACACTTCTCTTTTTACTAACATCATACCTGTGGCTGCTTCATTAACTTTAAAAAATCCATTTTCTCCTTTAAGGTTTGATGGATCATCGAAGTTAACATTATATCCTAAAGCTCTAGCCTCTAAATCATCTGGTGTTGCATTAGGATGGTCTTCTAATATCTGTTTCATTTTTTCCAAATACAAATGTTTTCGAGGATAAATACCACACACAACATCTTTGTCAGCACACAGAAGTCTTTCAACATTTTGCCATTGAAAACCGATGTCAGCGTCTATAAACAATAAATGTGTTGCCACATAATCTTTTTCATCCATCATCATAGAAACAATAGTATTTCGTGCTCGTGTAATTAAACTCTCATTACCCATAGATTGAAATCTAAGTCCTACTTTTTTTGCCATGCTCCATTGTTGTAACTCCAATAATCCATGAACTGTAGCCTCTGAAAGCATTCCTCCATACATAGGCATTCCTAAATATATCTTAAAATCTTTGTCTTTTAATTCTTCTGGTTTAATCATTTTTTAACTCCTCTATAAACAGCCGGTAATCCAATCATTGGTTTATTGTCTAAATGATGTTCCTTGGCATAAGGCCCTTCGCTATCTACGTAATGACAAAAAACTTGTCCGATTTCATATCCACCAAAAGGTTCTCTCCAGTGGTCCACTTCACACCCTTTATAAACAAGCATGTCTCCAGGGGTTAAATCTACTTTTATTCCCTCTTTACTTTCATCTCCTGTTGCGTCCAAATAAATTGGCCAAGAGTCTCCACCTAAATTTATAGTACAAGATATCTCACAGGAAGGTCTGTCTTTATGTCTACGAAGAACATCTCCATATTTATATATTCTGGCATAAGTGTATGAAGGAAGAAGATCAATTCCTGTCACTTGTTTCATGATTGGAACTATTCTCACTGAAATAGTTTCCATGGCTAAATCTGCATAATGAGAATAAGTATTAGGAATTTGAGGATCGCTCCAATATCCCCAAGACTGATCCTCACTGGATAAAAAATCTGTTTTAAGTAAATGCTCTGCTACTTTTCTTTTATTTTGAAAATAATTATAAATAAAACTTGCTAAATCTTTAGACAAAGCATCTGTCACAATAATATATTTATTTTGTTTAAAAAATTCAGTTACTGTTTGTGTTTGTGTTTGTTCCATTATTCTCCTTTATTAAAACTATACCAACCTGTGACTATATATTTTGAGTTAAGTTCACTAACCATACCTCTGTGAGTATGGGTCCAATAAGCAGGCCATATTAAAGTTAGTCCTTTTTTTGCTTCGGTTTTTATTTTTTGATATTTAAATTCTGTTCCACCATCAGGAACATCATTTAAGTATGTCATAAAAACTAAGTTTCTATTCCATCCATTAACGCCTGTTCCATTTGACTCAAAATGATACTTAAAAAATCCTTCCTTAGGCTTATAATATTGAATGTTCATTGATTCATTCATTCTAAAAAAATATTGTTGATCTGCGTGAGGATATTTTTTTAGATATTTATCTAAGATGGAGTTTAAGTAGTGTTTATAAAGTCCTACGTGACCATCAAAATTTCCTGGTGAAATTGCTAAGTCAGTGCTTAATTTTATATCCGAACGTATTTCTGGTGCTTTTATTGTGCCAACTTTACACTCTCCTTGAACTTGATATTCTTTATTAAATTTAAAATAAGATAAAAGTTTATCACAAATTTCTTCAGGCATGTACCATGCCCCCATTAAGGTTATTTCATCAAAGTAATATTCTTTTAAATCGTTAGGATCGATGTCTTGCATTTCTTAGTAGTTAGATAATACTAAAAAATTTCTTTTTGTCTACTCAACATTAGGAGAACCTAATACCCAACCATTACCGTTGGCTGTGTACTCATCATCACTCCAATAATAATGTCCTGTGCATACACCATTTTCATCGTAAACATCGTCTGGAATAGGTAGATTGGGTGCTTCCCAATCACAAGTAGTTTCATTTAATGTCCATGTTGTATACGGTTGAGGCATTATAAAAGCGTCTCTTGATGAGTCGTAGCTATCTCCTACGTTAGGATAATTTTTTCTAAAGGTTGAGTTGTAAGAACATTGCTTCCATGTTTTACCTTCACCATATATAGTATTTAAAAAAGCAATTCCTAAAGATTCTTGTTCGACATTGTTTTCATCAAGTAGTTCATTATTGTGAACTACCACTACTTGTAAAACAACATTGTTTTCATCTAATTCTGCAAAATGTGCCATAACTACGCTGTATAACTTCCTGATCCTGTAAATTTCATTATTGTGTTTGAACCTGAGGTGTTAACTGTTGGAGAACCTGTTGTAGTTCCTGTATAACCTGAACTTGGAACTTGAATAAACACAACTCCACTTCCTCCAGCAGAAGTTGGTGATCTTCGACCTGTTCCACCTCCACCACCACCAGTGTTTGCCTGACCGTGGTTACTAGGACCATTATTTGATCCTCTTTGTCCCCCTGGGCCACCACCACCAGAACCACCTGGTTTTGAGTTATAAGAGTCTCCACCACCAGAACCACCACCACCTGCGAAAGTTCCAAAAGGTGAACTTGATCCGTTTCCACCCTGAGTAGCTGTGCCACCTGCGTTAGCTGCACCTCCACCAGAACCACCTGCGAAAGGGTTTGGAGCACCAGAACCACCATTATTTCCTTGACCAGAAGAACCAGAACCACCGCCAGATTGAGCGCCACCGCCCCCACCAGAACCACCTGGTCCACCACCAACGCCATAGTTGCCACCGAATCCTCCACCTGTACTGTTGATACTAACGCCAGTACCACTGAGGCTAGATGTAGAGCCCGATGATCCGTTTCCTGAAGGACCATTAGCGCCTGTATTATTATTTATTCCACCTCCGCCACCAACAGATACGTTGTAAGTAGCGCCTGGAGTTAATTGTTCAGAAGAAGAGTATCTATATCCACCTGCTCCACCTGCTCCACCAATATCGACGCCTCCACTTGCTCCACCTGCAACAACCAAGATTTGAGCTTCTACAGTGCTTGCTTTTCCTTGAAGATTGCTCATGGCGATTGCACCTGAAGGCACATCTGCTAAACCTCTGACTTCAGAGGATCCCATATTTATTTGAGCTGAGGGAGAATTTCCTAATTCTGCGTTGACATCAGAAAGACCAATTTGACCAGTAGGTGTTGGCATAATTAATTTCCTTTCTTAAGATCGTTAACCTGAGTTTGTAAGTCCTTTACACATTCGATTAGTAGAGCACATAGACGATCATATTTAACGGCTTTAACTCCGTCAGGTCTTGTGCCTACGACCTCTGGTAAAACTTTTTCAACATCTTGAGCGATAACACCTACATCTGTTCTACGAACAAAATAGCCATCTTCTCCACCTTTGGAATCAATAAAGGATTGTTTCCAATCAAATAAAACTCCATTTAAATTTTGTACTTTATCCATAGGGGAAGATATGTTGTGAATATTTTCTTTTAAAGAAACGTCTGAGGAATAAAAAGCAGTAATATCATTTGTAGCTCTAATTTCTCCACTTGTTCCTGATGCTGCTGTTGCAACACCAAAAGAATCAAATTGTACATCAGAACCAGTTCCTAGTCCTAAAGAGGTTCTCATAGTTGCTCCTGTTTCTAAAACAAAGTTTGAACCATCACCTACAATAATACCACTATCTGTAACAGCTAAACCTGCAACGTCTTGAAGTTGTGCATCTAGACGAGCGTTAGGAACTGTTCCTGATCCTAAGTTAGATGCATTCAGTGCAGTTAAATTTACACCTGAAGCTGCGGGTAAAGTTGCAGGGAATCTAGCGTCTGGTAAAGTTCCAGCTCCTAGCGCTCCTGCGTCTGTGGATGAAATAATCTCTACATTATAATTTGATGCACCATCACAAAATACTGTTGTCTTTGCACCTTGAGTAATAACAACACCATTTGCTGTATGACCTGTTGCTGCGATAGTTAAAGTTTGAGATCCAGAAGTGTTATTAAAAAAGTTATATTCGCTTTCTACTGCTGGAATAAACACAACGATATCGCCTGTAAGAGCACCATTTAAATCAATTGTTTTATTGGAAGATTCCGCAGTGTCTGATGCATTAGCTGTTGAAAGTGTTATATTCGCTGAACCTGCAACTGATTTAGATAAAAAACCTGCTGCAAAAGCGTCTATAACTTCTAAATTGTTATTAGTATTTGTACCCCATGTATTGGCATTGGCGCCTGTGGCCATTATTTCTAATTTAAGTCTGTCTGAATATGTACTTGCCATTTTTAAACCTCTCTAAAATATATCTTTTTTTGTTATTCAAGCAACACTTTTTATGCTGCATCTACCTCTGTCCAAGTATTACTTGCTCCTGTTACTACATTTGCCCAAGGTGTTGCAAATGGGTTTCCTGTGACTATTGATAAATCAACACCTGTCACATTGACTGTGGCTCCTGCTCCCACTGTAGCTGTGCCTTCTGCAAAAGATAAGGCTACTGTTGAGACACTTACAATAACTCCTGTACCTACCTCTACAGTTTCAGTGCCTAAAGCTGAGGTCATACTTAGACTGCCAAGAGTGACTAGAGCATCGGCTTCTGCAACAGCAGTTCCTAGAGCTGAGGTCATAGTAACTGGAACAGGATCTACTTGTGTAAATATTTCAATAACTGGAGTACCAATAGCAAAGTCTAGTTGGTCAGAAGGTGCTATTACTGCAGCACTTCCCTCACCAGAAACAGTCGCTCCTGATAATGCGACACCTATTGTTAAACTATCTAAAGTTTCTACTGCCGTTCCTGTTTGAGATGTTGTGCCAAGAGCACTTGTCATCTCTAGTCCAGTAGCACTGACTATTACACCTGATCCTACTTCAACTGTAGGAGTGCCTAACGCAGTAGACATCGTAACGCTACTGACGTTGGTAATAAATTCTATATTCTCATTCCATGCAAAAGATCCCCATGTAGATCTTCCCCAACCTGCATCAACAGAACCTGTTGCTACTTCTGTGCCTATTCCAAAAGAAGTTGATAAACTTCCAAGAACGACACCCGCTCCTTCTCCAATTAAGACTCCTGATAATTGTGTCTCGAATGAAACACCTGTAGGGAACGTAACATTTTCAGGTTCACCTACTGCAGTGCCTAAAGCACTGGTCATAGATAAAGTTGAAACGGCTACTACTGCATCGGCAACAACAGACTCAGTTCCTAAAGCTGTTGTTGTTGATAGTCCAGTAACAGATACTGTAATTGAGCTTTGTTGGCCCCATGCGCCTTCGCCCCAATTATTTTCACCCCAAGCATCTGCCATGGTAATGCTACCTTATATTAAGATAATCTTAATATAGCACTTGAAGCATCATTGGTTGGGAATGCGATTGTGAATGTACCGTTTGTTGATGTTTTTACACTTCCAAAATCTAAAACTGCTATAGCTGCATTTGTGTTAGCTGAAGATCTGTTATAGATCAAAGCTGCTTGAGCAGAGATTGTTGCTGATGTAAAACTTGCGTTTGCAAAATCAACAAATGCTGTTGAAGCTGTTGCACTAGTTGCTGTTAAACCGATAGTTGGACTCGTTAAAGTTATACCACCTGCCGCATATGTTCCTGATGCCCCAACTTCATTAGTTGTAGCATAGGCTGTTGTGTTTCCATTTAAAGTTGCAGAACTTGTATAAAGAGCGAGATTAATTGTATCATTATCAATATCATGATCGCCTGCTAACAGTTCTTTTTTAAATGAAGCACAGACTGCTTGATTTATTGTCATTTTTAGTTACTCCCTTATGGTGTTAGCGATTTCATTGGAATGCGTAACACACCATTTTGATACTCATCCCTACGTTTACGACCCATTTGCTCTTGTGCAAAATCTTGCAGAGCTACTTGGTACTTACCTTCGTATAATTGCATATCTTGTGCGTTTTTCAAGTAAGAAAAAGCTTCTGATAAAGTTCCATATATTAGAACTTCAGGAGCATTATCTGATAGAAAAGTTGTGGTAGTTGTTGTGCCTGAACCGTTTCCTAATCTTTGTGGAGTTTCATCATACCACATCTCCACTGTGTAAGCTGTGTTTGGAGTAGGCGCTACAACCAAAGTAGTTGCATCCCAATTTCCCCAATATTTAGGTTTACCTGTAAAATTTGTATCTGTAGTAGATCTTTCAGGAGAATATTCATCCATGAATGTAGCGTCTCTTTGTTGTATCCAAGTTCTAGTTCCATCAGTTTCTACAATTTGTAATCCTCTAGCAAATCTAAATCCACCTTCAGGTCCTGAAACATCTAAAAAAGCATTATTAGCTTCAAAAGTTGTGGTGGCATATCTTCTTTGATCGTCAGTATCAATTTGTCTAGCAACTTTGTTTTCTATATTAGTTATAAAAACATTAACAACTGTATTAGAAAGAACGTCACTTGTGACCTCCGTATAGTTTCTTACATTATCTAAAAGTTCAGAATAATTCATGATATTACCACGGTCACTTTACCAATACTTGATCCAATAATCAACGATCTACTTTGTGAAGAAGGTTGCATTCCATTTGAAGTAAAAGAACTGTCTCCTGATCCACCAACAAAAACTGTCATTGGCTCTTGTCTCGCTGGTCTCGCCCAAGGCAGTGCTTGAGCGTCAGCACTATGATAAGAAGGATCTAATTGTGGATGTTTAGTTTCAAAACACTCAGGACAAGTTTTTAATCCATTCCACTCTTGTCGTAATTGATGAAAATCATATTGTTGACCACATCTATCGCAAAGAGCGATAGCGTATTTACCTGTTGCAAAGGTAGCCATGTTAAGAACCGTTTATAAAATAATTTTGAGGAACAATATGAACTGAAGCTCTTTGACCATCTTCTGTTAAAGCTCTTTGTAGTTCATCTTCATAATAAAGTTTTAAATTTTGAGTCATTTGAGGATTTCTTTTTTGAGAAATATAAAAAGCTAATCCTGAAACCATACAAGGAAGAAATCTAAAAGGTGCATCAGGTTGATTATCATAAGCTCCAGCATCTTGTATTCTACCTATGAAGTTATAATTTATTTGAGTATCTGTAGTATTAGGTGTTTGATACAAATTTATTTCAACGTTTGATAAATTTCTTTGTACGTAATATTGAGTTGGTTGACCTTGTGAAAATTTATTTGGTAAGGCTTGATACTCAGATCTTGATATTTTAGTCATGGTAGTATCAGTAGTTGTACCACTTGATACTGTTCTAAATGTCATTTCTAAAACATCACTAGCATTAGTTGGAGCTGTATAAGTTGTTGTTCCTGCTGTTAAGTTTGAAGTTTGATTTTCTACTTTCCATAAATGAATACCTCTGTTCATCCATTCTTGAAATAAGATATTAAGGCTACGTCTAGCTGATTTTAAATCATATCCTGATCTAGTCTCAAGACCACATCTTTCATATGCATCTTCTATAACGTCATCTATATCTAAATTAAAAGTTGTAGTTCCAGAGGTAGCCATTTTACTTCTTCATCATTCCGCCGCCACGCTTCTTGGCAACTTGTTTCTTTTTTGCCATTCCACCACCACGTTTTTTCATCATCATTCCACCACCACGCTTCTTGGCCATGCCACCTTTTTTCATTACTTGTTTCTTTTTTGCCATCATGATTTTACTCCTTTTTTAAAAAGTTTTTCGTACGTATTTTGCCTTTCAGCTACTACTTCATCGTAGTATTGCTTAGGCCATTTCTTATAATAGCCTATCTTATGTAGTTTGCAACTTGCATCATACAGTTGTTTAAACTTTTGTACTAACATCATTGAATATTCTAAATCACCATGTTCTACAGGTTCATTAGTAGGATCCACTAAAAACTCTTGTTCTTCAGGATCTGCTGGAGAAGAAGGATGAAAACCCATAAAATAGACATCTTTACGATTATATGTTTTGTTATAAAAATCTATCTTATCTTGAAATTTTTGACCATCATATTGTTCCCAATAAGGATCACAAAATATTATTATATCGTGTTGTTTTTTATTCCAAGATTTTAGAACAGAAGTTAATTGTTTTTCGTATTTAGATTTATCCATACGAACTTCAATTCTTAATTTATTATCTTTTCTCCATTTAGCTGCAAAAGGACACGCAGGAAAACCTATGTGTTTGTTCATTGGTTCCAAGACATTCTTGGACCAATTTATTACATCAAGTTTTATTTTTTCTGCTTGTTTTTTTCTTGACAATTGTTTTTACCATAGTGGGTTTACCACCTGGATTACCAGCTTTTTGTTTTCTACTAACAGCAGATCTTTTTTGACCTTTAGACATAGAGGCTGCTTTTGCGGCTGGGACACATTTAGGATAATTTTTTCTTTTTTCTTTACCACTACGTCCACATTTAGGATAAGACCCATCAGATTTTTTATTGGCTATGTCTACCCAATTTTCTTTTACCCAAGATCTAAGTCCTTTTTTAGCCATTAGGTTTTTGCTGTAACTTTTCTTCTATTCTCCATAACGCCACCACAACCCTTAGCAACGCCACCTTGACCAAAACTAGATACCATTTTTCTTTCTTGAGAAACTTTATTAATCATACCACCATCAGCTTTTTTCTTTGGTTTCTTTTTACCCCCTGGGGTTACTTTTCCAGAACAAACAGCGCCCGCATACATATTTGCATAGGCACTAGGATAGACTTTAAATTTACGCTTAGCGGCGGCTTTTCCCTTTGCGCATAATTTACCCATTATCGTCCTCTGTTTCTAAACCACACACACAAACGTATTCTTCGTTACATTTACACATCTATTTTACCATTCCACCTTTTTTCTTAAATCCCATTTTGTTTCTTACCTTTTTAGGTAATTTTTTAAGACCTTTATTTTTTGGTGGTATTGGTTTTAATTTTTTATTCATTTTTCTACCTCCTGTAGATACTTCTTTTTGCATTTGTGATCTACTAATCACCATTAAAATTCACTATAATTCTTTATTAAAAAGCCTTCCATCCAATCCATTTTTTCATCCATAGACTTTAGTTGTGCTTTTATAACAGCTAGATCTTGTTGCATTTCTGCAACACTATCTGCCTTTTTCTCAACTGCATTTAAGCGTTCGCTCCACATTCCCCACGTCATTGCGAGTGTCGCCAATAGCACCAAATAGGGTAGAACTGTTTTTAACTCTATCTTAAACGACATTGACAATCCTGATCTGTTTTACAATCACACATGACATACTCCTATTTTGTTTTTGCGGACATTCCACTTAAAGGGTTATTTAAAGCCTTATTAATCTTCAAGTCAAGGCTTTCTTCCATTAACTTCATCTCTTCTATAAGCTCTCTTGAGTCTTCTTTTTGTCTATCTTCTACGTCATTCACAATTTCGGTTATGTGTCGTACGTCTTGCTCAACGTTGCGTAAATCCGTTTTAAGGTCGTCTTTAAGTTCCCGACTTACCTGACTTATTAGGTCTATTTCACCTAATATAATTTCTAATTCGCTTTTCAAAGCATCTAATTGTTGTGATACTAGCTCTATTTGTGCTTCTGTTTGTGTTTCTACAAGAGCAATCTTCTTATCAAACCCACTTAAATCAGGGGCAGTATAGGCCTCAATTTTTTCTGACATATCTTGAAATTTTTTGAAAGCTTCGAACCCACCATACAAAACTCCTACAGCACTACTTAATGCTAGGATGACTGCCATCATGCGACCACCACGAAAAGATACGCCACCTATTGCTACTTCTGCCATTGTGAGTTCACCATATCATCCATTATCTGTCCTTGTGCCATGTCAAACAACATACCATACTGATCATCTATTGTCTTGTTTAAATATTCTGTAACGTTTGTATCTTGGATGTAAGACTGTGTATCGAAGAATGATTTTGTATTACCAAGAATCTGCATAACAATTAAAGTTTTAGTTTGAGCTGCATCATCATATCTAGCTTTATCGTCAATCTTTTTTACTATTTTACTTGCTGCTTTTTCTTTTGCTGAAGATTCTTTCTTAGGCTCCTTCTTTGGTTCTTCCTTCTTTTCTTCTTTTTTAGGCTCCTCTTTTACCTCCTCTTCAGCTTCTTCTATTTCTTCAGGGGCTTCTTCTTCAGGTTCTTTTACTTCTTCTACCTCTTCGATTTCTTCTACCTCTTCAGGTGCTTCTTCGACAGTTTTCTCAGGCTCAGGTTCAATAATCTCAGGCTCCTCCTGAACTTCTTCAATTTGTGGTTTAATTTCTTCTACTTCTGTTTCTACTATCTCAGGTTCTACTTCAATTGGGGGTGCTATCTCTTCTACTGAAGCTACCATATCTGGTGGAGGTAAATCCATTTCCATTTCAATCTCTAATGTGACGGTTTCTATATTTACAGGTATTTCAAAGTCCATATTCATATCAGGTGGGGGTAATAACTCCATTGGAGGAGGAGCATCAAAAGTGACATCATAAGAAATTTCTACATATTCAAACTCTAATTCTATTTCTGCCATTTCAATTTCAACAGACTCATAGGTTACTTCTTCATACTCAGGTTCAAAAGGCATAAACTCTATCTCACCAATATCGTTGGTAGCTATGTCATTAAATTCAAAGACTTCCTCTGCAAAGTTAATCTCTGTATCTAAAAGATTGAGATAATATATTTCTTCTACTGTAGTTATTTGTTGAGTAATAATTGTGTTAATTACATTATAAAATACGTCCACACTCACATCATCAAAGACAGGACCCACAGCTAGATTAATATCTCTACCACCTATCTCAATAGTAACTTTATTTAATACACCACTGAAATCGAAAGACCCATTATATGATTGATATCCTGTTGATACTCCAGTTTCAGACAAGATGTCAGTACCTGAAAAGACCTGACTAGTTCCATTAAGTCCTGTAATGTGCATGTATATTCGATCTTGATCATCCTGTTTGTCTACCTCTATAGAGTATTTAACTTCACCACCATTACTAATATTCAACTCAGAGAAATCAACAGTCTGTATAAATGTCGTGCCCATGCCATCAACACCCATTGTCGAAGTGCTATTACCACTACCTGTGATTTGTGCACATTTATCAGAACCTAATCCATAACAAGCATTACCTGTTGGCATACTAGCAGGACCTTGGCCACCCCAATCAATATCCATGTCTCCTTCATTACTTGTGCTCACATATCCGTTTGTGCCATCAAGTATATTATCTGAGTTTTCATTAGTTACAGTAGTGGTTGTTGTAGTCTCTGTGGTTACAGTAGTTGTAACAATTTCTGTACCAAGATCTTCTTCAGTAATGTCAATTTGTGTATCTTCCGTGATGGTTACACCAGGAGTACAGAGTCCTTCAGTATTAGGTAAGCAGTCTGCTTTAGAATAAGAGGAGACCAGTAGTAATAAGGAACAAAGCCTTATAAAGTGCAATAGAACTAGCATCACTAAACTCCTTTGTTTCTTGTTGTCTTACTTGTATATAGTCTTCTCTGTATTGAGAACCCTTTGGAATTTTTTCTGGATTTTCTTCCCAATAGGTTGCTGCTTCGGCTCCAATTAAGCCATTGACCGGGCATGGAGTTCCTGCGTTTTGCATTGAATCATGAACTCTTGGATCTTGACAAAGCAAACTCACTGCAGCCACCTTCATGCCGTAGGAATATAATGCACGACTTGTGCGAACACGCTCACAAAATTCGTCCGTGATAACGTAACCTGTAGCTACGCCTAAAATATTATTTTGCACACTTCCACCAATTCCGATTTTGCAAATATCAGAATTTGAGTTGAGGACGGTCGGTGCATTCGCTGTAGCAGGCGCATTGTTTAAAACAGTTGACGACACGGTGTTTGTATTTGCTGAAGAATCTGTAACGATAGCTACAGTTGTGAATAACAATAGTATAATTGCAAGTTGCTTCACTAACATCTCCATCTCTTTCTTGCCTGTCTTAACCTTGAGTTAGGATCTTTAGCTGCTTTTGGAAACTTTTTCATTTGTCCTGCACTTCTAGCGCAGAAAGATTTTCTTCTTTTAGCGTCTTTACTACCAGGTTTAACTTTACCTGTAACTGCTGTTTTTAATTTAGAACCAGGGTTGTCTGCTCGGTATTTTTTAACACCTGCTTTAGTCATTCCCGCCCCACTTTTTGTGGAGCGGAAATATTTTTTAGTTTTTGGTGGCTGTTTGTCTGCCATTATCCAAAGATGCAAGTCAGTGAAGTTACATTAGTTAATGTAGCATGTATCCTATCTTGAAATCTCATACCTGTATCACCTATGTAAGTTTCAATCACCGCTGTAGCAGAAGCAGGAGTATCTAAGTCTAACAAAGTTGATCCTCCACTACCGTCTTTCAAAACGATACTACCAGCAGTTCCACCACAGACAGCGTGAATAGCTATCAGTCTTGCGGGACCTGTTCCTACGTTTCCTGTAGCAGTTACTTTAGCCGATCTATAGTTAATCATGATTTACTCCTTACTGGGTATCAAACGGTGTAGCGATAGATCCTGTTGAGTTAAGTAAACCTTCAACATAGTAAAGATTAGCTGCTATTGCTGTGAATTTAACATATGTTCCTTTTAATCCACCAGTAGTTGCTACAGCTGCACCTGCTTCACCATTAAGATTCATTTCGTTGTTTGCTGTAGCTGGTACAAATTGTTTACCTGATACTGAAGCATCAATTCCAAGTGTCACCATTCCAACAAACTTATCAGCCGTACTTGCAGTTTTAATTGTACCTGTGAAATCATCTATGAAAAGAATTTCAAAAGTAGTTCCGATTGTGCTTGGATTGTTTGGATCGCTACCAGGTCCTGCTGTTGATGCATCTGCTCCTGTTACGATTGCAGGTATTGTGATCGCAGTTGGTGTAAACTGTGGATCCATAGTTAATAGTCTACCTGCATGATCAGCAACAGTAAGATCTGTCGCTATTGTTAGAGCAGGCACTGCTCCTGGACCAATTGATTGAAAACCATTTCTGGATCTGACTGGTCCGTCAAATGTAGTGTTTGCCATATTAAACCTCCTTGGTTATATAGACCATGATCACACAATCTCTATATAAGTCTGTCTAGCTCAGTTTGTGTAATCTATTTTGCTAGGATTTCAATATGGCATAAAAAAAGGGCGCAGTCAAAGACATACGCCCCTTTAATATTAATTATTGACGATTAAACTATGCGCCTGAAGTTCCGAAAATACCTCTAGGATCTGAGAAACCAAATGAGTATCTCTCTCTAGCTTTGTATCTTACATTTCCTGTATCGAAATCACCTTCCATGTTTGTGGATAGTGCAGTTCTTGTGAAATGTTTTAGACCGTTTGGTGCATCAGTTTTAATGTAGAATGCATTGATATCGGTTAAGAAGTGGTTCACTACATAACCTTCAGGGATCATACCCATGTTTCTGATTGCATTGATATCATTATCAGCAGTGCTTGTTCTGTTAGCAGAGGCCATTAATCTATCAGCAGTAAACTGTAATTCTTTTGGAATTATAAGTTTTCTACCTTGTGTTGCGATTTTAAGACCACGCTCGTCCACGAATGCAGCAATGTCAATTAAAGATTGCTCAAGTGATGTTTCATTAAGATCAGCATCTGTTGCTAATCTGTTTGATAAAAGACCACCTTGTGCTAATGGGTGTTGTGTATTGATTAAAGATACACCGTCACCACCAGGATTAGTTCCTGCAGCACCTGCACCTGCAAAAGCGTTGTTTAAAACATCAGCGCCTTTTACTTGCTTTGTGTTTGCCATTGATCTTGCAAGAGCTTTCGTATAACGAGAGGAAAGCTGATCATAAAGATTATCTTCGATAGCTTCTTCTGTTATTGCAAAACCAAATGCAATTGTTTCGTGTGTGTAACGTGAAGTATAAGCTTCAACTGCTGTATCGTAAGATATACCAGCGCCCTCTGCTTTAGTAGGTGCTGAACCGAAACCAGAAAGCATTACTTCCTCTTCAAACGCTCTGTCTGAAGATTCGTTATCAAAGATTTCTGTGTGTTCGTTTTCATATCTTGCGTACTCCAAGCCAAACAGTGCGTTTAGACCTGGTTCTAACTCTTTAACGAGTTGACTTCTTGATATAGCCATAGTCTATACTCCTGTGCTATCTCTATACTGATGTAAGTTAATTCTAACAAGAATGTTAGCGTTAGCTACAGTATAGTCACTGTTATCAGGATCTGTTGAAAGATCATAAACAGCAAAGTTAGAGCCATTACTGGTTGCAAAACTGCCACCATCTATTGATACGCCTGAAATACCTGATTTGGTAGATCCTGCAGCGTAAGTTGCGATGTTAGCTGTTGAACCGACTTGTGCTCGTCCAGCGTTTGCGTCATCTACTTTGACTTCAAACACTACGTCTGGATCTGAGATAACTGATGCAACGATATCACTCGCTACAATGCCACCTGGATAATGATTTGAAAAAGTTGGTTTTTGTGAAGTTGGGTCTGTATAGAAACAACCATTAAAAACACCAACCAATTCAGCACCTTTACTTGATCCACGAGAAATAGAACCGTTTGCATTTAATACAACGGGATCTCCCATAAAAATGGAATTCGTTTCGTTACTCGCTATGGTCATTTGTTGTTGACCTTGGCCCTGATAAGCAGAACCTAGCATTAGCACTGGACGAAATCCAAAGTTGCCTTGTTGATTTGCCATAATATTACTCCTTTGTAATATGCGTTATTAATAGTGTTCGTTAAACAAACCGTGCCGATTACGACTTGTTTCCTGAACCAAAAGTTACTTTGGTTTGTCTTTGGGGCTTACTGATCGGCATCCGAGGATCCTCTATTCTCAGTAGATCACTGTCGACAGCCTCTTTTTGGCTCTCGGTTAAGTTTTTGTAATAAGAGTTTCTCTCTTCAACAGTTTCTACTGGCATACGAGCTAACAGTAACCCACCTACCCCTATAACACCAGCGTGTTTTCCATCATCAATGGAAGGAAGTTGCCAATCAGGATACTCGTCAGCTCGGACTAATTCCCAACCTTCTCGTAATTTTCCCATGATATTCTTTGTATCATCAAATCCTCTGACTGATTCCCTAATCCATCTGTGTTTAAAACCTTCAGGTGCTGGGGGTGCGTCTAATGATGAAGGTCTAGTCCAACCTTTTTTACGAGCTGTTTTTTCCCTAGTCTCATTAGATCTTGACGTTTTATTTACCATAATATTTCCAATCTATACATATTTTGCGTATTGTTCAAGTGTCAGGCCTAGTTTTTTTGCTATAGCAACTTGACTAGGAGTTAGCTTTACTTTTGTAGAACCTTTTGCCTTAGAAGTTCTAGATGCTCCAGCAACTGTTTGAGGAGCTCTTTCTTTAACTTCTGCAACTGCTTCTTCAAATTTATGAGGAAACTGTTTTTTAACATAAGAGTTAATTTCTTCATAATATTCATCACTTTTAGGATCATAACCTTCTTTCAAAAGATTTTTATGATGAGCTAAAGCAGTAAAGGTCATTGCTTCATCTTTTCCAAACCACTCATTTTCTTCAGCCCATTTTTCAGCTCTAGGATCAGGCTGTCTAGGAGCTTGTTGAGCTTGAGTTTGTTTTTCAGCCATTAAACCTTCTTTTTGTTTTAATAGCTTTTCTCTTTGTTCTTTTGAAACAATTGCTCTTTCTTCTTCAATAGCAAGTCTTGTCAAAGATCTTTGAGCCTCTACCTCAGCATTCACATCATTATTAAATCTTGCATCGGTTAAAGCTTTTTTTGCTTGTTCAATTTGAGATTTAACTCTTGTTTCATATTCTGAAATATAATTTTCATCCAAAGATTGAATTTTAGTTTCAGCTTCATCTGCCTTCTTTTTAGCAACTTCAGCAAACTTTAAAGCTTCGTTTTCTCTTTGTTCAGCTCTTTCCACTTTATCCAAAAGTTTTTTGATTCTTCTTTGAACATTTTTGGAGTATTTGTCTAAACCATCGTCTTTAGACTCTTCTTCTGAAGATTCTTCTACCTTTTCTGTTTCTTCTTTTTTATCTTCTACATCATTAGAAACAGGCTTATCTTCGGTAGATTTATCTTCTTCTTGAAGTTCAACCTCTTGACCCTCTCCTGTGGTGTCAAGGTCTACCATTTTTTCTTCAGCCATTTTTATCTCCTTAATAGATAGTTAATACGTCTTTTGGATCTTTCAACTTTGCTAATATTTCATCATCATTAAGAATACGTATTTCTCCACCTTCAATTTTGACTCTAGAGCCAGCATATTTAGCAAATACTACCCAATCACCTTTTTCACACCAAGGCCCATTGGGAAATTTATTCTTATCAGCATAAGCATCAGAACCCATACTTAAAATTAAACCCACATTGGTAGTGAGTTGTTGTTCTTCGATGGCCTTGTCAGTAAGTAACAAACCACCTTTTGTTTTTTCTACCCCCTTATAAGGTAGAACCACTATTCTCCAACCTGTTGCTTGAGGAACTCTTTCCATAGCAGGTCCTTTGTCTTCTTCTTTCTTTTCTTCTTTTGCCTTTTTTTCGTTACCTTTTAAGTAACTAGGCACTATTAGTTTACTCATTCTTCTATCACCTTTTTGTTTAGTTCTTGGTAATCTATTAATAAATGCTCTAAAGCATGTAGTTTTCCAAGTTCATATTGATACTGTTCGTAAGAACTTAGAGATCTACTCAACAAGTTTTCTTTTTGTTCTTCTACTCTTTGTTGAATAAGTTTTTTTACTTGGTAATCGAAACGATCGTTCATCCAATATTAATATTTTAAACTTATATGCCCCACAGCTCCTGCAGAAGCATCACCATTTTCAGCCCAAAGTTTTAAAGTTACAGTTGTTTTATCAAAGTTAGTTTTTAGCGTAAACTTTTCTGATTGTCCTGTCGCTACTCCTGATTTGTTATGATCAGAACCCGCAGAAGTTTTTACTTCCATTTGCCAAGTTGTTCCATCTGGATCAGTAATTGTTCCTGTAACGTCTACATCCCATCCACCTGTAGTGAAGTCTTTTTCAATTTTTACATATCCTGTGTCATCTAAAGTGAATTTTATAGTTGATGTGCTACCTAACAGATTATCTGGTAGTTCGTTTTCTAGTATTGTCATTATTTTTTGCCTTTCTTTTTTGTTATTATTTATCTGAATTAGTTTTTTTAAGCTTATCGAAGCTGCGAATTCCCGCCATTCCTAATAATGAAAGCACAAGTGGCATCAAAACGGCCATGTCAAGGGCAGGCAAAGGATCGTGTTCTACACTAAATGCTGCAAGTATAAACATAATAAACTGTTTTAATACGTACTCCCACAATATTGCTAGGGCACAACTCATCCCGATGAGAGGCCTCCAACTTCTTTGCATCATACCACCAAAACCAACAGCAGTGGACTTAGCATCAGCTAAATTGATGTCCATCTGTTTAGAATTTATTTCGTTTTCTAGTTCTTTGAGTTTGTTTCTTGCGTTAAGTTTTTCTTCTTCGGAAGTGTGGACGCTATCGATTACTTTTCCGACAGTGTCCACTAGAGATCCGCCTAATAATTTAGATAACATTTATTAGATAAATTGAGCAGCTACCCAGCCGACAGCTATGCCAACAACGAGCCATTTTTTTTTGGGATGATCGTTCCAAAGTTTTTTGATTATATCCATTAAAATACTCCTTCGAATTTGAGTCCTTTTGAGGCTATTCCGTACCCACGTTTATGTTTCTTGTCCTCAGGAACAGGTCCAACTTTTACAATTTTACCATATGGAATATCCATACCCTGAGACTTCGGTCCTTTTTTAGGAGGAACAGTTTTTGTTAATCGCTTGGTCATTAGTGTAATGTTAGATTATTTTCTTCACTTTGCAACATAGAAATTTGATTAGCAATATAGCTATCTGCTACAGCTTCTCCATATGCATCAACAATTGTTTCACGACTCATAGCCAACATAACTTGAGCTAATTCAACTAAATTCACTCCTTGGTCAGCCTGACCTTGAACAAAATGTCTAGTTTCGTTAATAATTTTTTGAACTCTTTTTTCAGTAGGTTTGTCCATCATGGGAGTATAATACTTATTACTTTTTTTTCCTAGATTTCTTTTCAGCGCCTTTGATAGTTTTTTTGTTAATAGAAGAATAAAAAACCTGTTCACCTTTTTTCTTTCCATATTGTTTCTCCATGGATTTTTTTATCTTACTGCCTTTTTTTGTTAGTGGCATCTCTTCTCTCTTGGTTTAGAGTTTGTGTAGTCATTTTATCATACTGAACTTCTGCACGTTTATCTGCAATATCATAATCTTTTTGTATCCTAGCTTGATCAATAGCTGTTCTTTGTTTCAATCTTTCAGCATCTAATTGTAGTTTAGCAGCGTCTACCTGAGCGTCTACTTGATCTTTTTGTGCATCTTGTTGTAACTCTTGTTGTTTGAGTTGTATCACAGGATCAGGTTTACCTTGACCACTAAGTTGTCCTGACAACTGTTTTATTTCTGCCATGAACTGTGCCTGTAATTTTGCTACAGCAGCTTCCATTTGATTTTCAGAAACTTGACCCTGTTGAACTAATAGCATTACTTGTTCTTTTGCTTTCATAGAGACATGATCTAAAACATGTTTTTGTAGCTTCATTGCCATAGGAGGATTACCTAAAACCATTTGATTAGTTCCAAATATTAAATGGTTCTGTATATGCGCATCGTGGTCCTGTCCTTCATAAGCTTTTAATAAATTTCCATCTAACAAGTCAGCAGACTCAGTTGCAGGATCTTTAGGAGCAGTAGGAGAATCTTTTCTTAAAATTTGATCAATGTCTTTAACTCCTAGAGCTTCATACATTCTTCGATAAGCTTCTTTAATATTATGAATATCAGGAGCACTTTGAGCTAATTGTAGTTCAGTTTGAGCCAATGTAACTCTTTGAGTTGTAGAGAATATATTAGGATCGGAAACAGGAAGAACATCAACACGATCACTAAAGTCTTCAGATTTAACAGTTCTATCAGCTCCCTCTACAGAATAAGGATAGGTCTCAGGTAAATAATCAGCAAAAACATCAAACAATAATTTAAATTCTTTTTTCTGAGAATAGTGACATCTTTTATGAATGCCTGACATGACCTTTGATCCCCTCTCTAATAATGCCATTGTTGTTCCCACAGGAGCATTTTGATTTGCATCACCGACTTGTAAGTCAGTAATAGCAGCAAATCTTTGTCCTGATTGTACAACAAAGCCTAGGAGGCTAAATAAAGTTTGAGAGGGTTCTTTGTAGGGTAGTGGTAAGAGAGCATTTCTTAAATCACCGTTAGGCGCATCAATGTCTCTAAATTCTCCTGGTTGTATTGGATCTGCGTCATCTCTTATTTTAAGTCCTCTTGACTTAAATCCTGCTGGTAAATTTGCTAATGTACCTGCGTCTATTAATTGTCTTAACATCTGTGTTGCTGCTCTTGATAGAGAACCAATCAAATGAATTAAACCTAAGCCATAGAAACCTATACCTGGTAAAAACTTGTAATGAACAAAATATCTTTTCTTTAATTTTTTCTCATCATCTTTTGCGTAGTTTCTTCTAATACCTACAACCATACCTGAACCGTCTTCAATAGTGACAATGTAAGGTATTTTAATTCCTGTGGGTTCACCATCAGTTCCCTTATCTTCAAAGCCATCTAAGTCTAGAGATACATGAAACTCATACAGTCTGACTGTCTTATCAATGTAAGAAGGTTTGATACCTTCCATCTCGTCATATTTCTTTTGAACTTCAGAAGGATCTGTTTCTGAAGGAATAATCTCTACGTCTTTGTAAAATCCTGAAACTTGTTTTTTTCTAAAATCATTATAACTCATGTTAATGATCTGAGTAATTCTTTCACAAGAATTTAAATCACTTGTCATGTAGTTGACTACTAAATCTTCTGCTGGAATAAACTTAGATACTGCTCTATCCATCAACTCATCAAAATAAACTTTTTTAAATGTAGAACCTGCTAGAGGTAAATAAAATAACATTTGATCAAAATCAGTGGTGTAGTCTTCCATTATATTCATCAACTGATAGTTCATGAACTCTTGAACACGTTGTGATTGAGAATATTTTTCAGGAGTCTCCTCTCCCATAACTGCTGTTCGCACAGGACCGTTAGCAGGTAAAAGTTCTTTAAATGCTGAAGCTTGAAATTGTGTAGCACTTTCAGCTAACAAAGGATGAGTAACACCACTAGCTCCTGCAAAAGGTCTAGTTCTTTGCTCATACTTTAGTCCGAGTAAATCTAATCCTTTAATGTAACTGTCTTCCCAATCTTTTCGAGAAGAGCGATCATTTTCTAATTCAGAAAGTAATTCATCAGATATTACACCTAGCTTTTGATCGTCCATCACTTCAGCTAAATTAGAATAAAACTCTACTTCATCAGGTAAATCAGACATAGGATCAAAATCAAGAGTTGCTCCTCCCTCTTCATCCATTTCAATTTCTAATCCTTCAGGGGTAGGGACTCGTTGTCCGTCAATTTCTACTTCAGTTTCTTTTTTTAAAATTTCAAGTTCAGGCTTATCACCTAGGTCTAGAGACTTATCAATATTATCTGCCATTTTTTATTTATACCACCTAATTAGCCTTTTACAACATGTCTATTTTTGGAATAGAAATAGGTCCTCCTCTTTTCTTTTTGTCTATTTTAGGGGTTACATATCTAGGGGTTTCCACATTAGAAAAGTCACTGTTAAGATCCACCATATTATCTAAAAATTTTGTAATTGTATCTGCGCTGTCAGAAACAACATATCCTCCAAAGTTTCCTGAATCCCAATACTGAACTACATTGTTAAAGTTATTCATTAACACCTTTTCAAAAGATTCAGAAGTCACCTGTCTCTCATTCATACCTGTCAAAACAACCTCTTCTTTTTCAGTTATTTGTTGAGAATCGTAATACTGAGATTTAAACTCGTTCTTCTTTGCCTCATTAGCATTCCACACAGGATCTTGTTTAGATGTAAAAAATTTTTCTTCAAAGACAGCAAAGCCAGTATCTGTTAGTTTGTCAGCAATCAATTTAACTTTAGAAGCTCTCTCGTTATCAATAAATTGAAATACCATTTTCTCTGAGAAAGCATCAACAGAATTATCAGGAATCTCATTAGGATCAAAGTAGTCGATATCTACTCCTTCCTCTGTAAAAGCATATTTACCAAACTCTTCAGGATTAGTTGTAAACGCTTCACGAATAAATTCTGTGTTAGGAAGGTTCTGATTTAGAAAAGATTCTTGAGCTTTAGGATTAGGATCTAAAACGATACCTTCGATATCAGGATTAAGTTCTGCTATCGTATTTATAAAACCTCCTTCGGTTCCTCCAATATCAATAATAGTTCCTCCTTTAGGAAGAGTCTTTGATATTGCTTCAGCAGTTGCTATCTGAGCTTCTTTAAAAACAGGAATAGAAGTGTAGATGTGATTTTCAAAATTACCTGTTCTCTTCTCATTGAAGATCTCTGTTGCTTCCAAAGCGTCAGAAGTATCAACAAACTGCTCATAATCTTTTTTAGGAACATAAAGTTCTCCTCCTAAAATATCAGAAAAGAAAGTAACGCCTTGTTCTTGAGAAGCTTTGACTAGAGGTAATTGGCCACTAACCGTTGTTTCTCTTCCTTGGTTAGATTGCTGTATGCCTGATCCACGGTCCGTGGTTTGCGATTCGAGATTGGACGAGACTGATTCTTTAATCTCTTTGTTTTGGCTAGTTGTAATAGGCTTTGTTTCATCTTCTTCCTTTCTATCAGTATTTATAAGGTTGAGCAAGTCCAATGGATCATTGTCAGGTGTCTTTGGATCTTCGTCATCTTTTTTTGGTGGTAAGTTATTGGACTTATCTAAATCTTTTAAAAAGTTGAGTGCATTTGGCGCCGCAAAATTTTCTATGATATCGTATACATTATCTAAAGTTATATTACCGAGGGCCAAGTTTCGTTGTATCTGACTAGCTTGTTGCGCTCCCACAGTGGCCACGAGCAACGGCCCGAGGATCGCGGGATTAGTAATATATTGAATCATCTTAGTTACCTGTCATAGCATCTTTATCATCGTCAATAATTAATTTTGTATCATGAGTGATACCATGCTTGTCATAGTTCTCTAAAACTTTTATCAATTCGTCTTTACTCATGTTTTCTAGAGGAGTGTCGCTTTGAACTTTGTTATCGTAAAAGCCAGCAACTTTACCTCTGTTGACTTCAGCAGCCACGGCCGCCGAATAGTGTTTATGTTCTCTTGCTTCCTCTCTAATTTGTTTTAAGGAGGCCAAATGAGATGCAGTAGACACTCCATACATTTGATGCAGATCTTGTTTCATCTCATTAACAGCCTCCACTACGAAAGGATTTAATTGAGGATTCATTAGATCAGTAGCAGTTTGACGTGCACGGTTCATTGAATAGCCCGCTTTCCGTGCTGCTTCGGCCGCGGAACATTCACCGAGAAGAACTTTATGAACATACTCATAAACAAAAATCATCTGCTTTGGTGTCAGCTTTTGTTTAAGTCTCCTGTCATCAGGATTAATTAATTTTTTAATAGTACTCATATTTTCGTTTTTCTCTTCCTTCCATGTCATCTTCGTCATCATGCAAAGAAATAAAGCTTCCCTGCCTGTATCTTAACAGTGCTAAGGTGGTTGCGTCAACAAGATCATCGTGTTCTCCATAAGGAAAAGATGCTAACTCTTCTTGCACTTCTTCAGCCCAATCGTGCTCTGTTCTCCATACGTGGCCAGCTTCAAAGATAGGGGAAACAGAATTTAATCGAACATGTTTATCCATACCACGGTTAGGAGAGAAAGCTTGAGCGTACACTCCAAATCGCCTGAGCTCCTGTATCAAGGGTGTCCCTGATGCTTTTGCTTCAATAATCACACTATCAGGGTTGTATATCTGAAGTTGTTCCTTTGCGACCTGTTTAAGCTCAGGAAAATCCCATCTACCTTTTCGAGAGTTCAATAATATCAAATGAGTCTCAGTTCCTTCGTTTGGATGAAACACTCCCCAAGTTGTAATAGCTGAATAGTCAGCAGACTCCTTTTTTGAGAAAGCAGTATCATAACTTTGAATAGTATAAGCACACTCAGGTGGGTCATCCTTTTTCCAAATGTTCCACCATTCACGTTTAATGATACTTGTGCCATCAAAAGTAGGATTTTGTTGCCATTGTGCGCTCCACTTGGTTGGAACAAGAGAAGCTTTTACTTTATCAAGCTCATTAAGCTTCCAATACTGTGGCCAAATAGGTTTTCTCTTCTTTTCGTCATCATCATCTAAAATTGCCGGGAATTCTATGACATCCCACTTGTCTGCTTTCATATCTCCCATCTTTTTAATCAAATTTCCTGTAAGATCCTTGTTTGACCAACGAGTCATAACAATAACAATACTTCCCCCAGGTTGCATACGCTGTCTAGGTCCTGATGTGTACCATTCGTAGGCGTTATCCATGGCTGTATCAGACAAAGCATCTTGTTCTGAGTGAGGATCATCGATAATTAGTAGGTCAGCACCTCTTCCTGTTATCGCACCACCAACACCTGCCGCGAAATACTCACCTCCAAGGTTAGTTTCCCATCTTCCTGCTGCTTGGTTATCAGTTCTAAGAGATACATCAGGAAATACTCCACGATACTCTTTGGTGTTCATTAAGTTTCTAACTTTTCTACCAAATCGAATAGCAAGTTCACCTGTGTGAGTCGCTTGAATAATTTTTAGTCGGGGATTTTGCCCTATCATCCATGCCGGGAATAAAAATGAGGCAAACTCACTTTTTGTGTGTCGTGGAGGCATGTTCACAATCAACCTTTGATTCTTTCCTGTCAAAAACTTTTGAAATTTTTCTGCAATCTTCTTGTGATGTGGTCCTTCTACAAACTCAGGCCACATAGATTTAACAAATCGCATGAAAGTACCACGTGCTTGTTCTTGTTCCACTCTCTTTCTAAGCAATATCATCGCCTTTAATTGATTAGGATCTAGTTTTGAATAGTCTGTGTGCATTTTTTACTCCTATAGTGTGTGTATGTGGCCAGGACAAGGCCAGGGTCGTGCGGAACGGGCCCAAATTTTGGGGGTCCGGTAATTGTTGATTTAATTGACGTTTTCATTTGGTCTAAGTACCTAGGATATTTGTTGCATAATCTATATTATAGGGCCAATAATAGCTATATTTATCAACGTTTTTAGCGTTTCGTTTATTATATGGTCTAGATCTAGTGGTCATGGTTCAAAAAAACACGCATCAGGGACCATGGTTGACCCACGTGGACCGTGCAAAGTGGTTCATTTACAACGTTTTCTGTCAAGAAGTCCAATTGGTCCGATCTATACAGAAAAAAGGCCCTCTCTTTGAGGGACCTTTGTAAGATAAACAATCCGTTCATAATATGTTTGTATTTGTGATGAAATGCTTTTTGGTGGGGCCTGAGAGACTGCAACAGTCTAGAACGTTCACAAACCTTACATTCAATAAAGATAGGGTTTTTATTTTCGTTAAACAAAATTAAATCAGGGAAGCCATTTATTGTAGTTGTTTCAATCCTTATGGGGTTAAAATCAGGTAATTTTTCTTTTACCATTTTATATAAATTCTTTTCAGCACTCATTAAAAATACACCGTGTCACTTTACAGATATTTAAACAATTTGGTACTAGAGAATTTTCAAGATCTTCTTTTAAAATAATCAATTTGGAAAAAGTGTTCAATTACCTAGGGGATCAAAAAAGCCAATAAAATCAACAACCACCCTTCACACTATGCACACTACTAAAAATGAGAAGTGTGATGGGTAAAACCCACCTAATTAAAGTTAAAACCGTTAAGCGGACACTATCACACTTGTTTTAAAATATTTTTCTTTTTTATTTTTATTTTTTCAAAAAAACCTAAGTACTGTGAAGGTGTGTCTATTTTGTTCGTACTTTGTTTGTTCGTATTCTGTCCACGGTCAACGGTCCCTGTCGCAATTTGCAATAAATTATAACAACTTCCCATAAAAAAAATAGCCTTTAAATCCCTTTTAAGAGCCATAGAGCATATAATAAATTATCATATAAAATCATACACGGACCTTTTTAAAACGCTCTAAAAACGCAAAAAAATGCCTGTGGATAACTTCAACTTTTTTTCATTTTTTTTAATATTTTTATCTTTTTTTATAATAATTTATTTTACTTTTCGATAAAAATCAGTATTCTTTTTAACAATGACAAACCATACTTTAGAAACCACGCTAGAAAACAATAAGCCAAGCACCTCATTTGAGGATAGGTCTAATGCCCACGATATTCTAGCCATTGGGTCTAAGGTGCTAAAACACTTAACCAATTAAATTTGGGGGTAGCCTCTTCTTGAGGTCCTTGTGGGTTGCTAAGGCTAGACACTACATACTCGTCTCTTAGTGCATAGATAACTCGAACCAATCGAGGTAAGCTTCCAAACCTTATCTTGAAACGCTTAGAGGGAGTCTACAGAGCAAAGGGCTCTAATCGGTGACACCGATAAGGAAACAGTCAAACAGAAAATCTTTATGTATTTTTAATAAGGTCACTAAGTTGGCCTTATTATGAATACGTAAGTATTCAGAAAAGGAGCAAATAATGACTATAAGCACTAAATTAACGGAAATCGATCTATTAAATGTAGAGTCTTTACTATTTAAAAAGAGTTCAGAATATTTTGACTTACAAATCAAAGCTGACGGTGCAGAACGTGAAGAACTCAAAAAAAAATGGCGTTATTATAAAAGACTGTCAAAAATTTTTGACATAAAACGTCATAGAATTTATTTAAAATCTTTGAGAGACCAAATCAAATAAATACTTTTGATTACTCTATTTGAGTAATCATGAATATTTATTTATTCAGAAAGAGAGCAAACGATGAAAAAAC